CTCCAGCTTTTAGTACTTTAGCAAATCTTCCAAATATAGTATTATCATTTGCTATACCTAAAGCTTCTGCTTCCTTACGGCTTATAATTAAATCACCCACTTTTACATCAAATGTTTTAAAATAAGCTTCCATACTAACACACCATTTTCCAGTAGCAATTTCTTCTGCTAAATCTGGAAAACGATTTTTATAAACGATTCCAGCTATAGCAATATGAACTTCTCTCTTATCTAACATAGCTTCTTCAGTAGAAGCGAGCTCGTCAAGAGAAATTTCATCTCCTTTTTTATCCATAAAAATTCTTTTATAAATATGACCAACTATTTCCTCTTCCTTATGCTCAACATCCATAGCTTTGTTTATAATAGTACCCTCGGCCTTTACCAATTCTGACGGAAGAAAATATGCGTGGTTTAAGTTTGCTCCGGATGACACAAATACAGCTGAAAAATATTGTAGATCAATTTGTTTTTCTTCTTCTTTGGGCAACTCTATAATAGAAGCCGCCTCTTTTAATTCATCTGTTTCTTCATGTAATTGAATATCAGCTTTTAAATAAATATGATCTATCTTTTCCACTTTAAATCCTCCTTACATAACTAATTCTTTCTTCTTTATATTTATCTTTTATTATTATACGGTTAGTTTATTTGTGTAATCTTAATTTTTCTAATTCATGTTTAAAATCTAAAAATTCTTCTTCACTCATATCTTTAACTACATTGCTTATAGTTTCACCAGAAGTTGCTTTTTTTGGTTTAGGTGTTTTCGCTGTTGGAATAGGTTCAGGTGTTTTCTTCTTGGCAGGCTGTCCTTTTGGCCTGCCAGATGATGGCGTACCAGTTGGTGCTTTTTGTGTTGGTTGAATAGCTCCTCCACCTCCGCCGCCAAAGGGACTTTTTGCCTGTTGCCAAGGAGATCCAATAATACCAAATAAACCATCTTGAACAATAGGAAATTCTTCTTCCATATTTTTCTTTTCGTTCGGAAAATCAAAACCTAAAGCCTCAAGAGCAGTTCTGTAACTCAACATACGCCTATCAACAAGTTGTGATAGTGTATTCATATACAATACTAAATCTTGTAATACACCTTCATCCCATCTAACTTTTGGAAAACTATCAAAACCAACAGCTTCAGCTATTTGTTGGTATTCCCTATATATCCACCTAGTAACTTGTCTTCGCGCATAATTTATCTCTTCCATAAGTCCTTTAATAACCAATCCAGCTTCTGCAACATTTAAATCGGATATACCATCTATCAAAGCTCTAGATATAGCCAAACCACCAGATATATCATCATTAACTTGTGCATATTTTTCCTGTCCTAATACAGCTTCAATTTCTGGAGATACTATTTTTTCTATACTTAATGTATGATTCCATATTACATCAAATGATTTACTCGGTGTGTTAAATAATTGAGCAACAGCTTCTAATTCTGCTTGAGTAGTAACAGGATATTCATCAGAGCCAATTGTTACTTTAAGAATATAATTAGATATACCATCTAAAGTGCTTAAATCAGCTTGTCTCAAAGATTTTTTATAATCCAAACTATCAAACACACGTGTAGATCTAGGTTTAGCATATCTTTCATACGGCTGTTTTCTATATGTAATACTGCCAACTAAACGTGAATCTAATGGATATTCCCCACCGCTTTTAGCTGCTGCTTTTAAATCACTAGGCAATGCTTTTATAAGAATACGTTCTTCTTCAGTTTGTTCAACGGTTGGTTTTTTTAATAACGTAGTTAATTCTGGAGGTGGCCTTAAAGTTGTTGATGTTTTATCAAATAATAAATTGCCAGTAACATTAATTAATTGTGGATTTAAAACCGTATACGCGACTGGTAAATGTCCTTTTGACCATATGTTTTTTTTAGCGGCTTTTTCAAGTTCTATTATTTCTTCATCGGTTTTTCCAAGTTTTTTTGCTTCTTCTTTAAAAGCTTGTAAAATTTCTTCTATTTCTTTCTCCGCTGATTCTTTCAATCTTTTTCCTGTAGCCTTGGATTTACTAGTAGGTTTCTTTAATTTCTTACCTGGAATAGGTGATAGATATGATACTCTTGGTTCATATTTAGCAAGAACTTTATATGTGATAACATGACCTATCTTAAAAAAATCTAAAAAAATCCATTCTAATATTTCAATTAAATTAACGTCAAAAGCCCAAGCATCATAAAACTGTTTGATATTAGCATCATCTATATCGTTTTCAAATCCTTTTGCGGATAAAGTAGCCAATAAATTCACAACTGTACCCACCAATGGATCAGTATAATAATATCTATCAGCTCTTTTAAATAAATTCTGTGCTGTATCTTCATATGGGTCTTTTTGAACTAAATCTAAAGTAGATCTATCAATAGCATCTCTCGTAATTGTTGCAGCAGATTCTCTGAATAAATGTGGAACAACAGCCTTGCCTTGATCAAGAAAAGCCAACGTTTGTTTAGTTGGATCTAGATAAAAAGAAGATGTACCATCCTCAGCCACTTCTATTTTCCTTATTCCCACCTCTGGATATTTTTCCTGTAATGAGGAGGTTATGTTTTTAATTACGTCTTCCTTCATACAATTCTCCTTATACTAAAATTGTGCCTTCGGTACCAGAAACAGTTCCACCATATTCTGTACCAAATTCCGTAGCTACTTTAACTTTTACATAATCCGGTCTTCCAATTTTATCTTCTATTTTTGGTGGTACACCAGACCAAGTAGTAGCCCATTGATTAGCTCTATATTTACTTTGATCTTCTAAATAACTAGTCGCCATTATTATTCTCCTTTATTAAAATGGTACAGATATTGAAAAACCGAAAGATGTGTTGCCTGGAATAACCCAACCAATAGACGGACCTATGAAAGCATTTTCTATTAGCGGAACCACATTACCGAAATTCCATTGTGCGGGAGAAAATTCAAAAATAAAATCTTTATTATCACTCTCATAATTGGAATATCCAACTCCTAAAGTTATAAATCTCCAATCCATGTCTCTTTTGGTTTTTCCATATGATGATAAACTTATATCTAATTTTGGAGCCGCAAAATCATTAGTAGCTAAACCACCAATACCCAATCTAGGATTCCATAAATAAAAACTCTTATCGTTCTTTTCGCTTTTAGCCCAATCCAATTTGGTTATTTTTAATGGATATTTATAACCTTTGGTTTCTTTCATTTGGTTATTTTCAATATTAAGTTCAACATATCTGTTAAACATACCTTCTTTATTTTCAGTCTCAATTACATCTACATTAAACTCTAATGGATAAGTACCTGTCTTCCATAGTTTATTTGAATCTGGTTGATTAGGATAAAACATCGCCCATGCTACTGGAAATTGTGTACCATTGGCTGCTTTTTTATAAATCTTTATAAAATGATGATCGGTTACTTTACCTTTTAGATAAACGTGTGAAGAAGCTTGATGAAGTTTAACAGTTTGTTCAAGCTTCGATTTTACAATACCAATCTCATCTATTTTTTCTTTATTCTCTTTTGCATATTTTAATATGAGACTTTTTTGATCTTTTAATTCAATTTCTAATTCCTTTACTCTTTGATCACTGGCAGCTAATCTTATTAAAAGAGCGTTGTCTTCTATTTTTATTATTTGGGGTTGTTGTGGCGGTGCTTGATTAAATTTATTTAAAAAATTATTAAAATTAAAAAATACAAATAATATAAACAAAACCAATACTATAGACTTTGTAACTTTCCAAATATCAAATTTCATATTTTCCTATCTCTCCTATACATTATTACTTAATACTAATTACGCCAAAAAACTATCCCCTCTATTAAATAGAGGTTACATTATTATTTTAATTATTTAATTAATTTTTTCAAAACCGCTGCCTGTAAATTATGACTACCATACGTTGTTTTTACAACAACGGGATTATTTTTCATATCTAAAGGACTCCAAGAACTATTATTTGAATGTTGCCTGATCATACCGCCGGTACTATATAAAACAGGAACACCATCATCCTCTAATTCTTTTTCAATCATTCTTACTCCATAAGCAGCTAATATTAATGCTGAATATAAATCTTTATTTTGACTTTTTTTAGGTGTGTCAAAATGTAATAAACCACTTGCTGTTTGAGTTACTATTATGCTTAATATTTGAGATTTTAAAACATTAAAAACATCATAAGTATTAAAAATACGCTTACCAAACCCTTGTTTATCATCAGGAACGGATATTGGTGGTTCAGGAAATTTTAATCTTTTATCTTCAAACAAAGACAAAGTAGCAAAATTAGCATCCGATATCCAAGATGGAGTAAAGTTGATCATCTCTAATATATGAGAACCTTGCTTATTAAATTTATCTTTATCTGTCCTGTCTATAATAGGTTCATGCCCATCATACCCATCATCTAATAAATCCATTATAGCTTTACCACCACCGCCTTGATCCATGAATATCCTAACCACATTATACATGCTACATACTCTTTGTATAGCCATAGTCAATCCTTGTGTAGTTTTATCTTTTAATTCTATTACATTAACTATTTTATTAATAGCACCTATTTTAATAATTAATAAACCACAACTTGCACTACCACCTTGATTAGGATCTACCCCTACGACATATTTGGCGGATGGGTCACCTTTTAATTCTATATCAAAACCACTATCAATAGTACATTCTTCCAACAAAGATGCTTTAAAAAAACCTTCTGAATCAGATATCATAGCAGCTTCATACTCCATCTGAAATTCATAGCTAGACATTGTGCGTTTGGCTTCCTCAATATTATCTGTTTCTAAAAATCCTGTAGGCATAAACCAATAAGGAACTTGATAAACAGCATGCATCGAATCACCACCAAATCTGTCTATCATTTCCCAATGATCTTTCATACGTCTCCACATATGATTGAATTTAAAAAACCCGGATGATGTCATTATCATTTTATTGACAGTTTCTTCTTCAAAATCATCTTCTGTGGCCAAACCTTTTTCTATCAATTGTTTTTGTTGTTCTAATCTTCTAACTTTTTCCATAGGTTCTAAAGAAACTGATGCAAACGGTCTAACTACTAAGTCAATAACCTTATCAGGTACTTGTGCTAATTCATCTATACATATTAAATAAAAACGAGATCCTCTAATTTTAGCACCATCAACACCTAGTGGAAGGGCCTCTATATACGAACCACTACTACCTCCTATAGCTTTAAACCTTAGAAAACACGTATCCGTCCCTCTTGTAGGTTTTTTTTCACATGCCTGTCTGACTATATCAGATTTACTATATAATTTTTCTACTTCAGAAAACATCATTTTGGACTGACGAAAGGTGGGTGCTATTAATCCAACTCTGTAACCTGGATATAATAAACAATGTAAAACAGCAAGTAAACCCTGCATATAGGTTTTTCCACATCCTCTTCCCATGACACCAATAACATAGTTTTTAAACCACATATCTTCAAAAACTATTCTTTGGATAGGAGCTAAATCTGCTCTACAAAGATCGAACGCGGCAACACATGGATTTTGACGATAGTATTCTATAAGATCCGTGCCCTGATTCATTATAATCTTCATATTCTTCTGCTTAATCATTACAGAGCCTCATTATCGTCTTTTATTTTTACATCTATATCATATTTATTTCCTTCAAACTTGTTGTATTCGAATAAAACTTTTTTTTCTTCCTTTTTATTCGCCTTGATTCTCTCAGCAAATCTTTTTTTCTTCCTTTGATCAAAAGCTACTGCAAGATCGACAATGGAGAATCCTTTATGCTCATTTGGATTTATCCTATCTTTTCTACGACTTGATAAATTATCTTTTATTTTTTCAGTTTGTTTTCTTAATTTTTCTATGGCATTAGATATGTCTAACTGTTTGTTTGTATTACCTTTACTACTTTTGAGTAATCTTATTTCTAAAACTTTGTTCATAGATAAACTCATTATATCATCCATATCACTGGATGTGAGATCATCTTTATCAAAATCATTTAGATATATATCTACTAACGAATTATATATTTTTTTCTCATCTTCATTAAATATATCATCTATCGGGATTACTTCTTTTAACATTTCTTGTGGTTTTGGAGGGTTCTTGGGTCTTCCCATTTTTTTCCTTTTACTCAATAAACTCACCCCCAAATTAATTTATATCATCATATGCCTCATCTATATCTAAATTATTAATTTTACAAAACTCCTTAAATAAAACAAGTATTTCAGGTGTTAAATTATGACTGAAATACTCTATATTACCGCCACATGCGATTTCTATTCTATTTCTACTTAATAATGTTTTTCTTGTTAAAACATCTCCTAAATTATCTAATTCTGCTCTTACATTTTGAACCCATCCACAAGTAATATCATCATCTGCTCTACAATATCTGTTCTCTATCTCCTCTGAAAGAGGATTTAATTTTCTGAAATAAATTATTAAGGATCTAGAAATTTTATCTTTAGTTTCTTGTGTATGTCTTTGCCCTTCCTTAGCTTTACGTATAGCTTTCTTACTTTCCTCACTTAATTTATAACCTCGTGGGCGTCCTCTTGG